AATAGCAATTTAGCATTTAGAAACAATGATAATAACTGTTCATATTACGCAATGTATAATGGTGATAATAAATTATTTGATTTTCTGGGCGATACTGTGGTTCAAGGAGGATACTATGTTAGTAAAACAGAGACCGCCGAAGCTTATAATCTTCCAAGTAGGGGATTTGTATGGATTTTTGGTTCGTCAACTAGATTTTGTATTATTCTAATTCATCCAGACGGAAATAAACTATGGGTTCGGACTAATTGGACAAGAGAATTCACACAACTAATTTAGAACAACTCCACGTGGGGATGTCGGTATTTATATTGATGATTTACAAACCACTCTCTGATAATTCCGCAAACACAATTAAAAAAGTTTATTCCGAATTAGACTCGGAAAAATAATAGTTCATCGGCTGGGCAATATTATTGTTTATTTGGTGTAAATTAAAACGATTATCCCACATTAATTAAATGTTATTGTACCTTTAAAACATAAACTTGCTATATCATTATTTATGGCATCAGTAAGAGCATTATTAAAATCACAAGAAATAGTATACATATATACATTATCCGTTTTGTATGCTCTAATTGTTCCATCGACGGAAGACGGCCCACTCATATCCCCTACCAAGTAATTACCGTTTTGCCTTACTGTAATTGTAGCATCTGTAACTGTAATGGAACTGATTTTTGATAAACTCTTAGGTGTGTGTATGGTTACAGCTATTTGCTTTTTACCATTAGTGATAGTAGCACCAAACCAACCATTAATTTTTATACTGTCACCCTTGGCATAATACATATTGCTATTTATCCGCCATTTTATAATTTCCCATATTACTACACCGTGATATTTTTAAGTACACTAAAAAAGACTCTCTTCCAAAGAGCCCTAATCTATATACTTATTCATTGTTTTATTATGCGCTCATTAAACGTTGATGGGAATGTTTTACATTTTCCTTACTTACAGTACAATATATCATTGTTGTATCAAGTTTCGTATGCCCCAATAGCTCTTTTACCTCTTCCAGTGGCATCCCTTTTCTCAACACATTTGTAGCCATTGTTCGCCTGAATCTGTGCGGATGTACCTTTTCAACTCCTGCTGCCTCTCCCAGCTTTTTTAGTATCTTCTCAACACCTGCCACAGTTATCCTCTCATGTGGCGATTTTGCACTAACAAAAAGCGCTTCGTTTCCATCTGCCCGACTGTCCAAATATGCTTTCAGGTGCAGGCATGATGTGGCAGTAAGGTATGTCTCCCTTTCCTTACTGCCTTTGCCGTATACAATTACAGTCTTCCCATAAAAATCTATATCCTGCCTGTTAAGAGCTGTTAGCTCACTTACCCTGACACCCGTTGAGTATAGAAATTCTATTAGTGCCAGGTCTCTTTCACGCTCGCATATCCTTCTCAGCTTTTCAAGGTCCTCGTCTGATAGTGGTTTCTTAATTCGTTTCTCTACCTTTATCGGTTCAAGCCCCATTGTTGGATTTTGTGGTATGTACCCTTTAGCATTCAACCAAGTGAAAAAGCTGCTAAAAACCAAACGGATGTTGTCAAGGTATACATTTGATACGTTGTTATTCTTTTTGTAACGTGCCAAATAGCAGAATAAATCATTTTCTGTTATCTTTTCAATCGGCATATTTAATGTCTGCAACACCTTTGACAGGTGTAGATTGTACTGTTCAATCGTCCTGTCTGATTTACCCTCTGTTTTCTTCCGTATTAGGAACATTTTCAGGTACTGTTCATAGCCTTTATCCAATGCCATAACATCCGTCGTCCTCTCCGTCACTTCGTATTCCTCCAATGCCATATAGAGTGCTGTCTTCAACTGCTCCATTTGCTCATCCGTCAACTTGTCCGCCATACTCATCATTACTTTTGTAATTACTTCGTCCTTCACATAGACCACCTCCACCATTATTATCGGGCGGAGGTGGTTTTTTGATGAGTTTGTCAGCTAAATAGCAATTTGATTTATGCGTTGAATAATAAAAATGAAATACTAACCTATGACAGGATAAATACACTTAGCTTATTGTGGAAGGATAATTTCTTATATTTTTACATAGATTCTACACCAGTAGCGAAATTGGAAAGGACAATGTAAGTTACAAAATTCCACAAATGCAGGAGCGATTAATATAATTCTGCATTTATATCAATTAATTGGTGCGAATCGTCAAATTCAATTGTAGCCGAGCTGTTTTTTATCTGCTTACTTGGTATAGTATGCACATATCCAGGTACAGCATCATATACCGTAGGCATAAATAGGTTAGTGTCTATACCATATGCCAAGTTTTCCATCACAGCAAATGTCAAGGCATTGGAAGAGCTTTTTCTTAACGTAAAAATAAGCCGCTTCCATTCCAAATTATCTAAATTCTGCGATAAGGATACTGTTTTGCCTGAATCAGCCGTCCCAGAAAATAGATTTACATATTTATTTTGCAACTTGCTATTTAACTCATTAAGCGCTTTGGCGCTTGCAGCATATCCGTCCTCCGTCGTGGCAACACAGTCATCAAGGCTCTCTATTATTCCCTTTATCTTCCCAACGTTATTATACAGGTATCTTATATTCTTAAACATTGTGGATACCTTACTTATAATTGAGCTGTGCTTCTCCTTGCTTGTAAGGACTGTCACATCCGTCCATGCGGATGCGGAGGTACTGTCATTACTTGTGAATGTCACTGTGTTGTTTTGTGAGTCACCGTCCGTTGATAGTTTGTTATCTAGCGCAGCATATAAGACTTTGTTCTGCACGGAATTGGTTGATGATGAGCTTAGTGCAGAATCCACCGTGGCTGATGGTCCCTTGATATTGCCCGTGTACACCCATTTGGCTACCGAAGCCGCGCCTGCGGTGGTGCATCGGTACGTGTTGCCTGTGGTGGTGTTCAGGTACATGTCCTCCACCCTGGCTGCAGTGATTCCGCTTCCGCTGAATACCGTTGCCGTCGTGCTTGTCCCTGTCACTCCCGTACCAGTGTACCAGATACTCCCCCTTTCGCCTGTCGCTCCTGTCGCTCCTGTTGCTCCTGTATCACCCTTGTCGCCTTTCTCTCCCTTGGCTCCCTGTGGTCCTGTCGCTCCTGTTGCTCCCGTTGCTCCTGTATCACCCTTGTCGCCTTTTGCTCCTGTGTCACCTTTTGGTCCCTTGATATTTCCAATCAATGTTTTTACCGTCATATTATCCCTCCTGAACTACATATAGATTGCCTGTTGTGCTGTCATACTCAAATTCCTGTGTGCCTTCTTCTGCTGATAGTGAATATAGGTCGCCGTCCTCGTCCACATATAACGTAAAAAAGCCCGACAATGGAACTGTGACCCCCGAATCTCCCCTTGGTCCCTGTTCTCCTGTGTCACCCTTGTCGCCTTTCTCTCCCTTGGCACCAGTTGCACCAGTTTCCCCAGTGTCTCCTTTATCGCCTTTGGCTCCCTGTGGTCCTGTCGCACCCGTCGCACCTGTAGCTCCTGTATCACCCTTGTCGCCTTTTTCGCCTTGTGGTCCCTGGGGACCTTGTGCGCCGTTATAGACTCCTTTTGCCAGATTATCAGTAACCGTGTTTAGCAGTGATTCCGCAGATTCATCACTTGCTTTTGCATTTTTTTCTGACGTTGCTGCCGCACTTGCGGATTTTGCTGCAGCCTCCGCCTTTTCACCCGCTATCTTGTCATAGCTTATGACCGCATTGTTTATTGCCTCTATGCCGTCATGGATTGAACTTCTTACGTCCTTTCCGTATCTGGCACCTGCAATGTTATCCAAATATTTCTGTATGTCTGCCGCCATGCTGGTTTACCTCCCTTTATGAAATACCTGGCTGTCCCAGAGCTTGAATCTGGCTTGATAATTGCCTTATCCATGTATTTTGTGTATTGACGGAATTTACACTAAATGTTATATCCGTTTGCGAATCGTTAATGGCTTTTTGTGCTTTTTCTGCCGCACTCTTGGCATCCGCCGCTGCGCTGTTTGCTGTGTCTGCCGCCGACTGGGCTGTCGCTGCGGCTCTGTTTGCCGTGTCCGCTGTTGATTGTGCCGTCGCTGCCGCACTGTTCGCTGTGTCTGCCGCACTCTGAGCTGTCGCTATCGCATCTTTTGCCGTCTTCATTGCCTGCGAATCATCTATAAGCTGGCTGAACTGGTCAATTGCACCGCCCGATATGCTCACCGCCTCGATGTTGCCATTCATATCAACTTTAAAGTTGTTGTTTACATTTATTCCATTAACGTCCTCGGTTATCCTCACAACACCGTCCTTGTCCTTGACGTAGAAGACACCGTTTACGTTGTCATAGCCGCCCAGGGTGAGCGTGCCGCCCGATATCCTGTCCGCAAGCATTGTCCCCGTGGTGATGAAGTCCGCCACCAGGTTTCCGTCTATCGTCCAGGCGTTGCGGTATATTCCGTCATACCCCGACGTGCTGAACCCTATCCCGTTCTTGTTTATCCTTATGACGTTTACCGCATCCTTTTTATCGGGTGCATCCATTATAAGTATCTGCTCTGGATGCTGGTCGGCGTTGTCGCCACAATCAAGGACCACGTAGCCTCCCTTTGCGCCCGTGATGAGCTGTGTTGCATTTGCAACCTTGGTCTCAATCTGATGCAGTGCAGTTTTTGCTACCTGGCTTACACTGGCTTTTATCTCTGCATTGGAATGCACCAGTGTCGATGAGATTGAGGTCTTTGTCGAATCCAATGTAAATGTATTGTTCTCTGGCTGCAAGAGGTATAACTGCATCTTTGAGATAATCATGCGTTCTTCATATATCCCATTTATTTCGGATGTAACGTAGGCATACCCCAATGATATTTCCTCAATATCTGTATCAGTCATGTTAAGGTCTACTGCTTTTACCTCTATTGTATTCTTTGTACCAAGTACGCTGTCAAGGTAAGCCTTTGTCTTCTTTTCTAGCTGTTCTATGGTTGTCACGTCTTCAAATTCAACGGTACCCACTATCCTGCCGTAGTGTCCTATCGCCTTGGTGTTTTCGACTTCGACCGTTGGTTTATTCCCATCATCATCCGCCGCACCTATCCCGACCATCACGGTTTTCAATTCTTCTGCAGTAACCGTACGCTCTAGGTCTATTATGTTCTCTCCAAAATTTATTGCTTGGGAATTGATGTGTGATATGGTCTGCACACAGTCAAAATATATTTCATCACCTTCATCAGTAACTGAAATATAAGTATCAAGCAGCTTCACAACCTTGTCGGTCATTTCTGTAAATGTAGTAGGATAATTACTGTTTGCCCTTGTAATATAATTATTTGAATCCACATCTGAGACATCCAAATCCCTGATAGTAAATTTCTTCTTGTCGTCAACCTGTTCATTATGGCTGTCTACAAGGTATATTATATAATCGGCAGGTGTGCCACTAAATTCATAATTTCTTACAATGCTGTCACACAGGTATGCAAGTATGCCCTCGCATTCCACATTGCCATTATTTTCAATGTCATCCTTGGACGACATCACACGTCCTGTGAAAATCCATCTGTTTTTACTGCCTGCAACTCTGTATACCTTCACCAGCGATGTAATGGGGTTGAGGCATCCAAATTCTGGATGTGTCGGATGAATGGTAAATGACAGCGAGCCTGCACCGTTAAGTTCCAATATCAGTACAGGCGACTGTACAATATACCCGTCATAATCCATGTCCAGCAATATATGCTCCTCACCGCCGTCAATACATATTATCCTGTACATTACAAATCACCGCCCTTAAACTCTAGTGACACAACCCCATTTCCTTCAAATACAAAATAATTTTCACCTTCTTTTATCTTTACCGCCAGAATCCTGTTCCTTCCTGATTTCAGGTTGTATAAAACGCCGTCATATGTCAAATTCATGTCATTTGAACACGATATCCACGGCACAGTGTTTTTTTTGCCTCCAATCACCATTAATTCAAGTGTGCCGTCCACCTGTTTATTTGATATTTCATTTACGTAATCATTCTCAAAATCAAACGGATCCCAAAGCCATTCATCAGCCGCATGATATTTGTACGGTTCCACGTCGCATTCAACATCAAAGGTACATGCATACGGCATATGCTCGCATTTTTTGATCGACACCCTGCCTTCATAGTGGTAATTGCTGTCCGCATCAATGGATACATCCATCCTCTGACCATGAACTGCATTTCCCAGTCTCGAATACGCATTCAATTGCTCACCATGCGTCCCTTTATATGTGAATCCGATGCTTATTGTTCGATTTTTGTACCTAACGTCCCCCATAGAGTCTGTAATATCAATTTTACCATCCGCACCTGGTATCTCCACGTAATATGTCTTGGGCTCGGCTGGGCTTATGGCAACTGAGTTCAATATCAGGTCAAAATCCGTATAACTGTGCAAACCGTCAAATGTAACACCTTCCATTGGCTATCTCCCCCTGTTCCTCTTTGTCGCCATCGCCCCCAGTTCGTAATCCATTGCGCCTGCAAGTTCTCCCGCAAGCACGCCAGTATCCGTTACAATCTGCATATTTGCCAATTGGGGCATATACTCCTCCATCATACTATAGATGTTGAGCATTATGCCCTGCATCTGTGACAGCCCCGATTCCTGTGTCTTGTATCCACCGCTGGAGATTGAGTTGTCTATCTGCAGCTGACCCGATGCTATTTCCGTCACAATATCAGTCTGTATGCCACCTGAAACCTGGTCCTTTAATTCAGCCATTGCGTCTGACACGTCATCAAGGTTTGTCTCGATGCCGACCGCCACGCCCTTAGGTATCCATTTACCGATTTCGTCCCTTGCCCTCTTACTGGGTGAGGCAATGCCAAGGTAGCTTTTCGCTGCATTGAGTGCGCTTGAAGCAACTTCCTGTGCCGCACTTACAATACTTGATATGCCGTTTTTCAATCCGTTTACAATTCCCGACACTATGTTGCCACCTATGGATATCCAGTCATAATTTTTAAATTCGCTGACCATGCTTTTAATCATGTCCACGATTGCCGATATGACCTTTGGTACCGCCTTTATAAGTCCTGATACAAACTTTCCTATAAGTTCATACCCGCTTTCATATATTTTTGGCATATTCTCGGCTATCTTTGCAAGCAGCTTTACAAGTATCTTGCCGATGGACGACAGCACCTCTGGAAGGTTGTCAAGAAGCCCCTTTGCCAGATTGCTTATCAACTTCATACCCGCATCTATAATGGTGGGGATGTTTTCAAGGATATACCCCACAAGCTCGACCAATATCTCACCAATTGACGATATCACCTCAGGGAGAGCCTCCAGCAATCCGTTTGCAAGACTGGTTATCATTGCTATTCCATCATTAAGGATATCTGGCAGGTGCTCCGTTATCAAATCTCCCACAGTCGTAATTATGCCAAGAGCCTGTTCCTTTAATACAGGGATTTGTGCCACAATTCCCTGTGCCACGGCTTCAATTATGCTTCCGTCCGTTCCGAGTATTTCCTCACCAGCCAATTCAAGGTTATCCCTTATGGAATTAATCATATTCTTAGCCGTGCCTATCCAGTCGGTGTTAATCAACGCCTCCCCCAGCGAAGCCGCAATTCTTACAGCCCCTTCAATCAGATAGGGAACCCCATCAATTAATCCAATTACAAGCTGTGATATTACATCAAGCCCCATCTGGACTATTTCGTCGGCATGAGCACTCGCTATATTAAGTCCCCGTATTAGAATACTTATTGCCCCACTTAAAAGTTCAGGTGCTGATCCCAGTATATTTCCGACCATCGGGAACAGATTATCCAGAAGAAATGTTGATACAGTATCCATCAGTTCATCTAATGACGGTCCTATGTCCTCGCCCAATGCCAGGTTGCCCAAAAGGTTTGTAGCCGCAGCTTTCATTGATGCCATTGACCCTGACAACGTTGTGGCAGCTTCCTTGGCCGTTGTAACCGTGATGTCAAGTTCGCCCTGTATCACATGAATAGCCTGGTATACATCCGATAGGTTATCTATGTTATACTCAACACCGCTTATCTCCTGCGCATCAGCCAGTAATCTCTCCATCTCTGATTTCGTACCGCCATACCCTAATTTAAGGTTGTCCAGCATGGTATAGTTCTGCTTTGCAAAACCCTGGTATGCGTTTTGGATGGATGACATGTCAGTGCCCATCTTATTTGCATTGTCCGACATGTCGGTAATTGCCATGTCGGCTATTTCAGCCGCCGCTGCGGTGTCTCCACCCAAACCCTGCAGCAAGGATGCTGAAAATCCTGTTACAGTCTCCATATACTCATTGGCGGACATTCCAGCCGTCTTGTACGCCTCGTCAGCATAAGCTTTTACAGTGTCTGCACTGTCTTTGAAAAGCGTCTCCACACCTCCAATGCTCTGTTCCAGATCCGCACCCTGGGTGATTGCCTCCTTGATAATCGTCCCTATCCCTGCAGCCGCTATTATTGTCTTTAATTTGCTTATCATATTTGAGCCGAATGACTCTCCCGCCGATGAGCCAGCACTTGAAGCCTCCCCGCCTAGTTCCTCGGTAATCATCCCCTTCATACCCTTGGCTGACGGTATAATCTGCACGTATGCACTTGCTAACTGTGTACCCATTATAACCTCCCCTGTGCCTTAGCCTTTGCAAGTTCAAAGTCCTCTGCGGAATCAAAGGCGATTATTTCCTTTTCGTTTTTATATCCTAAGAGGATTGCCGTAATAGAATTTGGACGGTTATCACCATTTTCCGCATCCTTGGTCTTTGTCCACGCCAAAAATGAAAGCTTGTCAACCGCCGTTGAAAGAAGCAATGTTTCGACAGGTATCTTCATTCCAGAAAGCTTCATCTTAATTCTGGAATCTTCCCTTAACCCACAGCATAATGTTGCCAACAATTTAACGGGCAGACCTCTATAATCAAATACTCCGTATGTCTCTGCAAGGTCACATATTAAAGAATCCTCATCCTCACAGATCATTCCTGCGAGGATGAGGATTTTTTTCCAGCATCACCAAATTGTTCAAATGTCTCTTTGATTGCCTTTGCAAGCTCCTCGACAGGGACACGCCCATCAGGATGTCTTAGTGAATCATACAGAGCTTCCCTCGTATCACCGTTCCCGAATATAAGCCTGCAGAGCTTTGATACAGTCAATGGGTTGTTGTCGTCTTCCTCAGCCAGGGTATCGACAAGTTCCATATTATTCATAATGTTGTCGTCAAGTTCACATTCAAATCCGTTTTTAAGTTTAATTTTCTTCATCACCTGTCACCTCTGATGTTTCATTTTTCGTGATATCTACAGTGTTTGACGAAGCGTTTACTATATACTCGTAATGCGTGTTGCCTGATTCATCGGGGCTGGCGCTCACGGTGGTCTCGTATCCCACTGCACTTGTATCGGCATATGTCACGTCACCGACTGCCGTTACCTTGCCATTTGGTATTACCACTCTTTTAAGTGCCCCGCCTTTCAGTATCATATCTATAACCCAGGCGCTTTCCATCTGTTCGTCTGAGTTTGCCTTTATGGCAATCCCTTTTGATATATCACCCGAAACATTGTCATCACCATATACTGTTTTAAGCACATTTTCATTCATAGCCTCAATAAGCGTGAATTTAAACGTGTCTGGTTTTTCCGTCTGTGTGTTTAATACCACGTCACCGCCCCAGGCCTTGACGCTTGTGTTGCTTGGGGAATTGCTGTTGGTGATGCCGCTGTCTGAACAATAGCCAAGGTTCTTGAACGCCTCGTCAAGTTCGTCCTTTGCCGTTGTGGGAAGAGCCGTGCCCAAAGGTGCCCTGAATACTGCTCCGCCCTTTTTCGGCTTTCCAGTTGTAACGTTTGCTGAATTATTCATACTGTCCATTCCTCCTAATAATAAACAAAATCAAATACCGCCTGGTATCTGTATTTCTTACGGCTTGTATCAGTGTAGTTATAATCTGAATTAAGCTCCACACTGCTTATCTCATTCAAATCGGTTATATTCTCCATAGCCCCCTTCATTTTCTTATTCAGAGATGCTGCATCATGGAGGCTTTTACCGTATGACTGTATGGCAAGCGTGGCTGTCTGGATATGGTCCACCATGCCGCCCGATGTCTTTTCAACAACAATGTATGGCGGTGTTATGTCATTGGGTTCCTCGGCATATACACCGATTTGAAGGTTATTTGAAAGGTAATTAATTACTATTTCCTCTATCATCCCTTCACCGCCTTTAACAATGTGTTATTATGCAGGTTGTCATACATTGCTCGGGGCGTTGACGCCCTCACCATGGCGTTAACACGGTTCTGCCCAGTATATGTGTCCATCGTGTACCCGCTCCCCACCCTGCCAAGTATTGATGATGCCTGCTCAGCACATATGTCTTTCATCTCCTCTGACTTTAGGAGCTGTCTCACGCCTTCGGTATTGAGTTTGACTTCGAGATTACCCATATCGTTCCACCATCACTTTCATATTCCATCCAAGCGGTATAAGTTCATCCATGCCTTTCAGTGGAATCCCGAAGGTATGCCATGTCTCTCCGAAAAATTCAACCTTCCTGTCCTCCCAGACATGTTCATCACCTTTGGGTATCGCCAATGTGTACACCGCCTTTTTGCCTTCAAGGTTTGTCTCATTGATAACATCGGTTGCGGATGACGGTGCTATCAGCACATTGTCAACCTCTATGGGTGTTTCATCATAGGTCTTTCTATGAAATTCATCCTCCCCTGTTTCAATCCTGTCATACAGGATCACCGTTGTGCCTTTTATCAATCCCATACAAATCCACTGCTCCTAACCTCTGTCTCTTTAACCCAAGCCTTGCAAGTTCGGACTTCTTTATGAACAATCCGCCACCTGGTATAAGATACGAACCGCTTACGGAATATCCAAGTGCGGACTCGGATATCTGTGTCATTGGTTCGGAATCGGTGGATGTCATCAGAGTTCTTGCCACGACATCAACAGTTACAGATTTTACAACATTTACAAGAGTGGGTTCATTCTCAACCATCTTGTCAAGATCCTTCCCCACCTTGATTGCCTCTTGTCTCAAACTATCCGATATTACAGGGAGCAATGCCTCCGCCCTCTCCTTCTCGGTGGGTGTCATTGCCCTCCACAAGGCTGTCACATCTTCTATTGTGGCAAAATTATCCATATTATCCGCCTTTCCTTAAGTTCCAAAATATAGTAAATGCCGACTCACTTATGAATATTCTCGTAAGTCGGCACTATGTCAGGCTTCTTCCTTTTCCTTGACAATACGTGAGAATGCCTTTGGATCCATAATCGCCCATCCGACGTATGTCTCGCAACGTATATATACCTGGTTGTAAGCCTTTAAATCTTTTCCCGATTGGTCTGGATCACCATATCTGATTACCTCAAGAGGTATCTCTTTGGCATATCCCCACTTAAACGCATTCTGGAAATCGCCCAGAATTGCCATATCCTCCGAATTGTTGAAAGATACAGTACTGTTGACATCAACACTCAATCCCCTTACTGTACCTGGATTAGCACCCCATGCAAGTTCTGGGTACTGCCTTACACCATTTACTGTAAGTGATGCAAGTGCTGTGCTTAAACCCTTTGCCATAGCCATACCATTTACATCATAGCCCTCATCTACAGCTGCAATTGCTTTTTCAATATTTTCCTCGACATTAGCCTCGTCATAGGCAATTACTTGGATGTTGTCCGCAGTGTCGAAGCTCTTCTTCCCAATGATGTCCGAAGCTTCCTTTGTCCTTGGATTAACGCCATGCATAGCCATGATGTCTATCGCACGTGCAACCTTCTTTGAATACCCTTCATTGAATGCTTTAAGGATGTCAAGCTGCTTTTCCTCTGAAGCGTATAAAAATTCGTCCGTCATTCTGGCACCATATTCTATCTTGACTGGTATAATTGTTACAGGCTCAATTTTAGTGGAACCTGCTGGCTTCTTCTGCCCCTCACCTATAATATTGGCCTCATCATCCATGCTGAATGTGAATATTTCATTACCATTAAATGCAACAGGTATAGTACCTGATAGCTTTGCTATTGAAGACTTGCCCGCTACCTTGCTGAATAAATCCTTAACTGTTTCAGAATTAAATAATGTTCCTTTTGTTAATGTGTCTGCCATCTCTTATTCTCCTTTTGTCAAACTTTTCAACGTGTTTCTTAATGCCGCATCGCTGCCACTGCCAGTGTTTGCATCAGTATTAGCAAGCGGTGGTGCCCCTGTGGAGCTTGATATAATTTCCTTCAAAGCATCGGCACTTGCCTTGATGCTTTTTTCGTCATCGCCTGTCAAAAAATCAACGGCATTGTAAGGCAATCCTGTCTCGTGGGCAATACGCGATTTTACCGAGCGCGACTCGTAACCCTTTATGATTGCATCTTTCTTTTCGATTTCATTTTTATGCGTGCTGATTGCCGCATTGGCATTATTAAGTTCCTTGGTAAGTCCATTAATCTTATCATCATACTCCTTGCTTTTTGCCGCAAAGTCATCAGGTGATATATAACCTTCATACTTTTTACCCAAGGTCTCCTTTTCGCGTTTGAGCCTTTCGCCAATTACAGCGTCAAGCTGTTCCTGTGTCTCAATTTTTTGGAAATCTCCCATATTGTGTTTTCCTTTCCCCACTTTCCCGGTGGTATCGGTATTTTATAGCAAAAGCAGATTGGTTAATATGTAACCTTCTGTTTTTTGTTATCCTTATAATCATTACAAGCCCAATATGCCAGCACCACGCTTTCAAGAAGTGCTATATCCACCTCTGCTTTTAGCGATTTGTATCCAAATCCTCCGTTGGTGCCTATGCTCCTCTTCTCACATTGTGATACTGACTGTGTAAGTGACGGCTGGTTCATGTGTACGATGTTTGATAGGTTAAGCCCCTGTTCAAATGATGTGTTGGCAACTATAACCTGCTTAACTGTTGGTAATAGCGGTGCTCCAAGATGCTCCTTCTTCATTTCAGCTTCCAACAGTTCCTGACCGTTTGCACCGTCAACCACGACCCTTTTGACATCCGCCTCTGATAAAAATGCAAGTATCCAGTCGTTTCCCGAGCTAATATCCCTGCAGTCAATACATTCGACAAATATCTTTCCGTCCAATGTGCGGCACGCTATCGACATTGCAACACGGCTGCCCGTCTTGCCATATTTAATGCCTACAAACAGCTTTCCTTTAAGCGGAGGAAGCCTTTTGACCGCCAGGCTCTCCCATTCCGCCTTGCTGATTGCGGATTTCAAATTATAGCGTATCCACAGTCCAAGCCTTTGTATGTTAAAATCAAGAGCATCAGATGTAATCTCATCCAATATCTTACGTTCCGTTAATATAGTTCCAAGGGATGGGTTTGTCAGGTACCAAAGCTCCCTGTCGTTAATGTCTGACATCTCATCGACACCCCATTCTGCCCAGCCAGCATTTACTGTAGCTCCTGCAAGTGTCTTGTCCCTCTGCTTTACAAATACAGTGCCTGCGCTTACGTTGGTGGGTGGTGTCCCACAGAAAATTGTCTGTGGATTCTTTGAATCCGATACGACATATTTCAGAGCCGACTCCTGATCATCGGTATATTCCTGTGCCTCATCTATAACTAGAAGGTCGAAACCCTCGCCAAGACCGCCTTTTGATGACCTTGTACGAAACTCAACCCTGGCATCAGAGCCTTTTATATAAATACTCTCCCTTCCAATCGCCTTGATTGACTTGTATGGTATTTTTGCCTTGTCAAGCATACTGCATAGCCTCTCCCACGCCATATGCGAGGTAGTGGTCCTATGTGCTGTATGTAATATCCTTTCACCATGTTTCAGTCCCCACATTTCACGCATTACAACAATTTCATTCTTGCCGTTACGCCTTGGTACGGAATAGCCAAATTTAGTATGTGTCCACAGATTGTCGGTATTGTAAGCCAGTATGTCGTAGAGCATTAATTCCTGCCACTCCTGGGCTTTCCTACCTGTGCTGTTGTATATGTCAACAGCTTCTTTCCCATACGTTTGCTCATACGGCAGAATTACTGACTGTGTGGGGAGCTGTCTTCCCTTTCTGTCTTCTGCCATATAAAACCTCTGTAATTTTCTATTATTTATTGCATTTTATTTTGTTTTTTAGTATAATTTAAATCCAAGAGATTGCTTGCAATCTCTTGATAAAAAGGCGACACCCTCCCGTGGACCTTTTAGGTCTGCGGCTTTGGGATCGCCTTTTTATATATTACTGTACCGTAAAACGCCCACTATCCTGTCATCTTTTTTCACAATTACATCAAGTGGTCCTTTTTGCCTTCGTGGTAGGTATTCTGCCACACTATTTATTATAGTTGAATTATCTGTTTTGAAATCGCTCGTATCTAACACCATGCCCGCTGGTTTCCCTATTAATCCGTTTCTTTCTTGGGCTGCATATATTTGATTAACACCCTTACGTAAGTTTTGGTCTATTGCATTATCTGAAGAACAGCTTTTATATTCCCAATACATATTTTTCCAAATAGCATCTGGGTTTTTTACTCCATGTTCCATTGACCTTTCCAACAATTTAATATCTCCACCTATTTTATTAACCAGCCATTCAGATTGTCTTATATCGTCGGGGTCAATCAGTTTAGAGCCTTTAGGATAATCAACACTTCCTACACCAGGCGTGCTATTCTGCAAATACCGTTCCGTAACGTCCTCAACCTTTGATGTTATCCATTTCTTTTTTTCTAGGTATCTGCCTACCGTCTGCCTCGTCTCAATTTCTTCATCTGACGAGGCATCCCGCCACTTTTTTGTGTGCACATTCTGCGCCCGTTCCTTACTGGGGTAATATTCCACAGTACAGTTACAATTTTTATGCCTGCGGTAAACATCTGTTGGGACGTTATCAGGATAACTGTAAGTACCAGCAAGACTGCTGCACCATTTGCAACAGTTCCAAGAGGATTTTCTTATAATTTTAGGGGACATACCCGCATTGCTTTGAAATTCCGCATTCTGTCTGACTGATTCGTCAACATGATGCTGGATGAAATTCTTTGAGGCTGACTTTACAAATGACATCATGCTGTCAAAATTATCAGTTTCAGAAATATGTTTTGCAATACCTTCAATTCTGTCAGTATCAATATCGGGGCTTATTGCATTGATTCCAATCCCTGCATCAGTGTTAAGTAATGCCTGTATATTCTCTGTGATATCCGCAATATCCTTATATCCCTGAGTTAAAGGCGGATTTATCAGGTCTAAAGCCAAATTGTAATCCAAGCCATCATTCGGAATCATATTCTCAGTTATTTTTCCGAAAGCTTTCGCTAGTGTATCACCTAATTCTGCAGCGTATTTATTTGCATCATCATATGTGGCCGTGCCTGCGCTGATTTTATCAATGACATCAGCCAACACCTTACTGTCTGACTTGCCACTATCATATGAATCTAATATCAATCTTAATATTGCCTGCAAAGTCTCATCCATTTACATCCCCCCTGGAGTTTGGAACATGCTCCTTGCTCTGGTTGATGCCTGTAAGGTCTCTCAGATTGTCACTATTAAAGTATCCAGGCACAGCCTGGTTAATCTTGATTGCTCCATCACCTATACTTGACAGCATTGCACCGTCTGGCTCAAATATTGGTTCCCACACAGGCTTGGTAAGGTATATCTGCCTTCTCAAATATGGATATTCATCTCTTAAACATGCTGCAAGATATCCCACATTTAAGAATCCTGCTCCAAAGGTTCTTTGCGCCTTTTTGGCATTTAGGCGTAGATTTTCGTGAGCAGCCTTTATTGCCTCCACGCTTGAAGGATTGTCTGATGCAAACCCCAAATCATCCATAGTAAGCCCTGTCTCGCCAGCAAAAAGAGCTGCGAACATTTTAAGTTGTTCATAATATGGTGTCATGCTCTGCTGTTGGAATTGTCCTACTACTGGTTTATCGCCTTCTTCATCCTTGGTAAACGTGAGCAGACTGCTCATTGAAGCCTGCCATTTGTCTATTTCTAGTTCTTGCGATATGCCAAGTGCATATTTTTGCGGAAAGCTGTAAAATTCTGCTGATATTTCGGCACGCTTAATGGTCCTCAGCGCAGACTGCTGTAATTTCATACACGCCCTGCTTATTCTTGAATGTCCGAATGGCCTTACCGCATCGGGACGGTTGATAATTGGAACAAGTAATGGATATGGGGCTTTGTTAATTAAACTATACGATTTTTCGTTCTTAGGATAGTATTCCGTAATGCCTGGCTTGAAATAAGCCTCCAGAGTTGGTTGCTCATTGTCATCCCTTTCCAGTACAGCATACCCTTCGTACAAAAGATTGGTGATTGGATCTATCCTGCCAGTGGCATTTCCACCATCAATCACTTGAAGCCTTGGATATCCAGTCTCATCGGGCGATATGTATATAAAACAGCATGATGTAATCAAGGCTGAGAGCACCGCTGAATCATACAGCGTATCAGGGTTGTTCATCTGAAATATTTGATTCAAGTTAAAATTGTCATCGGTAAACTCCCTAAATATGAGCCTGTCTGCAATACTATCAACAGCCTTGGCACTCCAACCAAGTACACCGTTTAGCCATCCCATATTGGGCGGTAACATCTTACTGTGATCCATGAGAGTGTTCTTCATCTCGTAATATTCATAGCGTGTTATAACCCTTGTACGCTTTGTATTTAGTTTGTTTCTTAAATACTCTTTGCCCTTGTATTCCACTAGTTTGCCTCCAAATTAAATTTTCACGAGAAAATATTCCCAGTGACGGCCGAACTCCAAATCAAAGCCGAATGGGGGAGGTATGCCCCCTTCGTTTCATTTTATGTTCCCTTATGCTTAGTCCAATCACAGCTTTGAGGAAGAATCCTGTTGCTTATTGTTTCCTCAACCTCCGTTCCCCTGGAACGAACTATAAGGTTTGATTTTTGCCGATTGCATGTCATATGTGCAAGCTGAAGATTGTCTATATCCGAAGGATGTCCTCCCTTGTCTATTGGTATTATATGATCAATACATGCACTTAGAGGATGTGGATATGGTATGCTCTTGTCTACTGGTTTTCCACAGATTCCACATACGTTCTGCGTTGCCATAATCTTCTTTTTATTGCGTTCAAACGCCAGCCTGTGTGTACCATCATGGTCTGGACGGTATCTGTTAGCCATATGGGTACTCCTTTTTTATAATATTTGTCAAAGGAAGAGGCATTGCGACTGCTGCCGCAATGCCTCTTCCTCATGCTACATAAAATTTTACTATGAAAGGAGATTCAATTATGTAAGTAAATTTATTATCCAACCTTCACTACTACAATATTAACACTTATTAGATGTGCATTGTGTGCAACTTTCTGTTAAATAATATGGAAAAGACACTGCGACTGCTGCCGCAATGCCTTTTCGGTGTTTCTTAATATTGAAAATATGTTTGAGGTATTATGTAAAAAGGGAATTCCTACATCTGTTACCAATATCATATTAGCACGTTTGGAATGTGCATTGTGTGCAATTTTTTCGTCTTTGTATTCTATCTGGATTGTTAAGCCTAATATATTCCAACTCGTCCTGCTGCAATATCTCTACTATCTTGTCTGCCGCCCTTCTGGTGTAAACGATTAGTACAAGATTGCTACTACCGTTCCATGCGTTATTTTTATATATACCCCAATCCCCATTTCCTGTAATTCATGTACTTTTTCCCTCATTCCTATTAAACTTTCTTATTCCTCTGGCATCTGGTATACTTGCGGAATTACTGCTGCCATTGGTGGGCGAGCAACGCTTCCTCGTAAATATCCATTAGAGCCTTCTGCATATAAATATCTTGAACATACTACTTGTATCTCATCCAATATCTCTATACAACGTTCCTTGCTTTCGTATACCCCCAATTCTTCCAATACCCCAGAAGAAATCACTATAGAATGCTTTATCTCATTCTTTCTGCCGCCTTCTTTAACTGTGCTGTCTTCAAAATATCCAACATATGCATAATCACCGCCAAACCTGTACAAGCCTTTCCTGTCCTGCGTTCTTATATATACTTCGCCCATATTTTAATCGTTTTCCTTTCCTTTTGTTTTTTCAAAATGTGCCAGTCACTGGCACATTTCCTGTTTCCCCACAACACAAAAAGGCACTGCGGTCTGACACAATGCCTTTCTGCTGTACTTAAACACAAAATTTTTTGGTGAGGATTTATTACTACATCCATCTGACAATTTCATATTATCACAATGATGATGTGCATTGTGTGCAATATTCAATTGTTTTTCAAATATCTGTCAATAGTACGTTCAACCGTGGTCCTGTCGCAGTGCATCATATCGCCTATTTTTTCGTAGGTCAGACCGTCTATGTAGCGGTACTGGAACATCATCCTTGTGCGGCTGTCCATTATGTCAGCAATAAACTCCTCTATTTCAGCCTCGGTCTGCCTTGCACTGTTCAGGCGGTTCTTTAATACAACCCTTAGTCTTTCAACAGACCTGTTCCGCTTGATATTGGCGGACTCATCATATCCTTCAACGGACACACGCCCCTCTATGTACGGCCAATCCCTTCCAGACGCCTTCACAACGTCCCTGGCCTCTGGTATGTCCTTCGATTCAAGGACGGATATTTTTTTGTTGATATAATCAATTTCTCTTTTGAGATTGGTGAATTGTTCCAATTTATCCTTTGTCATCTTCATATCTGCCACCCCTCTCACTGCATGATACACCGTACACTGCCCAAACCCCAGCCGATGTATTATGTTATATATTGATGGCAGAACTATACGTTATTTACTTATATCATGTTTTAATCATCATCACCGCCACCCGACAGTATCGCCACAGCCATCAGACATGCGAACACCACAACCGTCGTGCAGAATTGCAGGCCGTTCATTCCAGATTCCCATTTTTCAATTCTCTGGTGATTGTTTCAATCATTTCTGTTTCAATATCCGCCAACAAGTCTGACAGCTTTTCTGCAGACGACTGGTCTAATATGCCAAGGCATTCGCACATTCCTAAACAGCCCAATGCGTATCCAACATCCAGTACTAAATCATGTAGGGATTTCTCATTCTTAATACAATTTATGTTGAACAAAAGATACTTAAATGTACGATTTGAGTCTTCAATGTTTGCAAGTCTTCCCTTGTATATTTTTATATCAAAAGTTTTTCCTTCCCAACCGCCATTGTTTTCCATCCTTTTTACCCTCCCTTCATATCACATTATTGATTACGGCTAGTACCTTCTCCTCTCCATATCCGCACATTCAATACGCCTGTGGCGGTACTGCTCCTCAACACCTTTTACAATAAGGTGCTGTGTTGCCTCTTCGGGCGTAAGCCCATGCTTGGTGCAATACTTGTCCACATATTCCTTAAATTCTACATCCTCCCCGTATTCATCCATTTACCCATCCCCTGTTGCCCATTATTGGTTTATAGTTTTTTTCAATGCCTTTAGTGCGTCCAGTATGCAGTAGTACTTGTGTACCTGCCTGCTGCCTTCGGCTTCAGACAGCCTCCTGTATTCCTCATATCTGCCTATAAGGTCGTCCACAAGCTCAGAATTATACATGCCCTGCTCGTAAAATGTGCCAGTCACTGGCACATTTTCTGCCATTTCAACCACGTTTTCTACTGTTTCAATCACGTTTTCACTTGATTTAATCTCGTTTGATTCAATTAAGTTCTTGTTTGAATTTGTGCCAGTGACTGGCACATTTTTGTCATCAGTAACAGGTTCCTTGTATTCAGCCTTCTCACTAACAGAATCTTTGTGTTTTAAATACACATCTTCCACGGTCTGCTGCCCTGGAATAACCCTGCTGTCGATGATTTTATTAACATCGTATTTTGAGAAAGTGCCATGCGCTGAGACGGTTTGGGCTAGCATCTCTTGTTCGTCAGGCTCCAGCCTTGCAGCATCCGCCGCCTGCTCCATTGAGATGTCCCCCGCCCTGAATACCTCCATAAGCGGCTGGATCAGCCTTGTGCCAATCAAATTATAATTTGCAATCTGTGACTCCGACACGCCCATAGTCTCCGCGGCAACCGCCCTCGCCCTTCCCGAAACCATGCGCTTCTCCTTCAGGCTTTTGAGTACAGGCTTAAGCTCCATGTACTGGTTCACCTTCTCCCAGCCTGTAAGCACCCTCTGAGTGGAGTTGGTCATTATCAGCATAGCCTTCTCCTCGTCCGAATCAGTTATATCGCAGACAATGGCGGGTATGTATTTAAACTCGCAATGCCCCTCATCCACAAGCTCGGTACACGCCTTGAGCCTTCGATGCCCCGAAACCATGCGGTACTTCCTGCCGCCCTCCCCGTGGGAAATGTTTATAATGACAGGCTCCTGCACGCCGATAAGGAATATGGAGTCTTTGAGACCTGACACGTTGGTGGTGTCGTAGAAATTATCATCACTCGGTGATATGTCCCCAATATCCACCTTCTCCGCATATCCCGTCTTTGCCGCCTCCTTCATACTCTCGGCATTCAACAGGTCCGTAAACGAAAAACTCCTCGCCATGGCTATTTGTCCCCCCTGACATATTCCAGGGCGAACTCCCTGTAACCCTTTGCCGCAGCACAGCGTGGGGAATAAATCTCCAATGGCTGGCTCTCGAAGGTAGAGCCGTTGACAAGCCCCGACCATTTAACCTTGCTGTCATAGACACGTCCGCCCATCTTCTTGACAAGATAATCAACCCCTTCACGGTTAAAATCATTGTCCCTGTATGATGTAACCAGGCACCCGCCGACTGCAAGGTCTGGGTTGAAGTTCGCTTTCACGCTCCCAATCTGCTCCATAATCTCGCTGATACCGTCATATGCAAACTGGTCAATCGTCACTGGAATGACAACATCATCCGCTGCCACAAGCGCGTTGATAACGCTCATGTTGATATCAGGTGCACAGTCAATAATGCAGTAATTGTAAGCCAGCGCATCGCCAGCCCCTGCAAGAGCCCTTTTAAGCCTTGTCTGCTGCGGCTTCGTTACGTCAAGAAGAATCTGCCTGTCCGCAGTCAGAAGCGACATATTGGCAGGGACAACCTCAATGCATCCGTCAACGACACCGCCGCATATATGGCGCACACAATCCGCAATGCCCATGTTTCCAAGCAGCACGTCCGCAACCGACGGTCTATCATAACTGTGGATACCGTAAAACTTGCTCACATTCCCCTGCTTGTCCAGGTCAACCAACAGCACAGACCTGCCCAGCTTATAAAGCTGGTATGACAGGTTGATCGCCGTCGTGGTCTTGCCCACTCCCCCTTTAAGATTAATAATCGCCGTAGTCCTCATTCGTCCTCAATCCTTTCTAACCGCCTCCCCGCCGTAATGGGACGGGAGGCTTTATCATGGTTGTGTGATATATAATAAATCTGCCAAAAGGCCTTAATCAGTTGGCAATGAGCGCCTCCTCCAGTTCGGAATCGCTCTTGCCCTCATAGCTTGGTGATTTAAGATCCATGCCCTGGTCTTTGGGCGCACGCCATTCAAACCTTTCCTCTGGCATTATCAGCTTTGACATTCCGTTCCTCGTTGAATAATCCAAAATGTCTATGGTCCTCAGCCTGTCATACACGCCACCAACCGTTGCCGCCTCCCTAAGCCATACCTTCGTCTTGGCAATTACCCTGTCGGACAGTATGTTTCCCGCCTTCCTTCTCCGCATAAAAATAAAATCCCTAAAGGCGTCGTTAAGCTCTTTGTCATCAGGGAAATACATTCTGTTTTTGTTGTGCTGTTCAGGCGGCGCCTCGCGCGCGCCCTGGTTTAGTATATTAGTATTTATATTATTAGTATTTAGTATATTAGTATTTAGTTGCCTCGGGTTTTCCTGTACAGACTTTTCCAATATTGGATTTTCCAATGTAGGTTTACCCAAGTCAGATTTTTGGGCTAATCCATCGGGTGGTTTGATTTGGATTTTCCCGTCCTGTGTCGGATTTTCCAATATTGGATTTTCCAATATAGGTGAAGCATACTCATTTTCAGTGTTTTCAAGGCTTTCAGCCACTTCAACATCAGTATCCAACGTTGGATTTTCCAATATAGGTGATGGTGTCTGCACTGTGGATTCTCCTTCGTCATCCGTCTCGTTTTCAATTGGTTTTTCCGTTTTAAGTATTGGTTTTTCGTGGAGCGTGTAAATCGACTCACGTAGCCGCCCCCTTTCATCCCTTGATCGCCCCGGCCTTTCAAGGTAGCCGAACACCACCAGCTCGTCAAGCGCGCTCCTCACGCTGTCAATTCCGTCCCTTGCGTTGTACGACAGGTTTTCGATAGAAATCTCCCAATCATCAGGCAGGCTAAGCAGGTAGCTCATCAACCCCTTCGCCTTCCAGCTCATCCCCCTCTCCCTGAGATGGTAGTTGCTCATCACTGTATAATTATTATTCTTCTCAACACGGATAACCACCATATGTACCTACTCCTTTCCAGCTTACCGTATATCAATTCATGGTGCACTTAATAAAGCCATGCCCTGTTTTCCATCATCGCCACTGCTGCCTATATATTAAATTTAAAAAGCATCGTATATGCCCTTATCGAGATACGCCAAAAAGAGGCAACGCCTTGGTGTGTCTCAATAAAAACATAGGCCCGTCCAGCCGATAGCACAGCCTTATAGATTACCCGATGAGTTTCTCACCTGTTGGGGTTGTCAAGATAATAAAACCTCGCCACAGTGCGGTATATACTCTTAATCGCCTTGTCATCCGTAATCCTGTCAAGCATCCCATATATTTCAAGCCTCTCCCTCGCTGCCTCTTCGCTTATTCCTTTATCGGGTGTAAGGTATTCCATGCCGTCTTCCGTCATTACCCACGCCCCTTTGTTTCAGTCCTCTATATCATTAAAAATATCAAGTGTAATTGGACAGTGCGGCTTGTACCACTTATTGTACCAGTACCTGAACGCATCCAGCTCCTGTGACCACTGCTCGCAATCAAGCTCCGTCCCTGTATCCTCCTCATACGCCTTCCTGACTTCCAGGATGTCCAAACGCACTTCTCTGATACAAGCCAGACATTCAGCTTGGTGTTCGGGTGTTGCACCCACTTGGAAGTATTCGTCCTTGTTGTATTCAATTTTATTTAACAGCTCGGCAAGGTCATCAACATCATATTGGTTCCCCGACAGGAGCCAGCCTGTCAGGGTGTCCTTCCTTGGAATGTCACCTGCCTCTTTAGGAAATGGTCTTTCAACGCAGAGCGAGTACTCATCGACGTGTGCGAACATTGAGTCCAATATTTCACCCAATTTAAGACCGTATATTCCGTTAATACGTGCGATTGCCTCCACTGTCTCCTCCTTGATTTCAAAACTTATCCGTCTCTCCTCCATTATAACATCATAATATGTTTTCATACCTAATACTCCTTCCATCCTGCTATCCTATAGCACTCAAAACCCCCTCACAGAATTTTCTCAACATCTCATTGTCAAATTCTGAGGGTTCCTGTCCCTTTCCAAGATATGAGTCAAGCTTAACCTTTGGTATAATATACCTCCTCCTGCCGCCATTCTCTATCACATATCCAATGGGGAGTTTCCCCCTCTTTATGCACTCTCGGACACCCTGCTGCGCCATTCCCAGAAGCTGTGCCGCCTCTGCGACGGTATACACCGCCTTTTTATTTTCAGTCATAATTGCTCCTCCTTAAATTGTGTGTGGTATTTTTAGTAAATTATAAAATTATTGTCAAATGTAAATACGTGGTATTGCTAACCGTTCATAATTGCTGTACAATATTGTTGAAAGGAGTTGATAATATGGCATCAACAAGTATAACAATACGTATGGATGACAGCCTCAAAAAGCAAGCCGAATACCTCTTAGATGATATGGGACTTAACATGACAACCGCAGTTACTATGTTCATGAAGGCAATTGTGCATAATCGCAAGATACCCTTTGATATAACTGCCGAGGATCCCTTCTATAGTGAGGAAAATCAACGTGTATTGCGTAATTCCATAGCAAATCTAGAAGCTGGCAAAGGTCAAGTCCACGAATTAATCGAGGTAGATGATGATTAAATCATGGGATGATGTTGCCTGGGACGATTACATCTATTGGCAAAGCCAAGACCGCAAAACCATTAAACGAATTAATCTGCTCCTTAAGGACATTGACCGCAATGGTTATGATGGAATTGGAAACCCAGAACCATTAAGTGGTGATTTGTCTGGTTGGTGGAGTCGGCGTATTGATGAAGCCAACCGCCTAGTATATCGTCTTGAAGGCAATACCATCAAAATAGCCCAATGCCGTTCACATTATGGTGACAAATAATTTCTTTTCGGCTCCCGCAATATGCAGGAGCCATTGTTGTGTGTGTGGTATTTAATATATCATGAAGCCGTCATATGCGGTGTTCATGCCTTTTCATACTCCCTCTGCTCCTCCTTCATTATTCCAAATTAATAACAACAGTATTGTTTTTGCTATTCCATGTAAAACTGTCCACTGGGTAGTCCGCATAAGCGCCATTTCTAATAGAGAGCCACATACCAGTTTCAAGTGTTGTGGTGTCTGCATATCGTATTATGAACCTAACATTTCTTGAATAAAACAAATTGCTGTCTGCTATATCATAAACCGTCATTTCCCTGCTCCTTCATCACTTACTGTGTCGGCATTGTTCCGTCATATATTGGTCGTGTCAGCATTACTCCTTCAACCATCCATGATATTTTGGCTTTTTCCAAATCCGTCAAATTTTCCAATGCCCCTTCTAATTTATTAGCCTCCTTGCGTATTTCCTCTTTGTGCTGTGTATACATTGTTAATTCATCAATCATGTTTATTCCTCCCTGTATGCCCTTATAATGAATTTTTACATTCCCTATTTTATGAGACTTTTGTTATGTGCATCTTGTTAGCTATAGTTACATTATAGATACTCAAAGTTACTTTGTCAATATCTTTTTGTAAATTTAAGTAACTATTTTGTTGTATTTTTTCCCTTTTTATGATATATTAACTTCAAGGAGGAGTATGTAATGGAACTAAATGAAAGAATAAGAGAGGTACGAAAACGGAATAAACTTACCATGGAACAATTTGGTAAAAGGATTAGTATTTCTAAAGTATCAGTAAGTCGCTTAGAAAGTGGTATAAATAATCCTTCAGACCAAACCATATCTTTGATTTGTAAAGAATTTAATATAAACGAGGAATGGCTCCGCTACGGTACTGGTTCAATGATACCTCATTTTGATGATACAACGGAATATATGAAAGCGTGTGAGGAGCTAGGTATCACTGATCCAACTATCAGGCGCATCATCCTCAACTACTCAAAGTTCAATGCAAGGGAAAAAGAAGTATTCTGGGATTATGTCCACAAACTCGTGAACAAAGACCCCAACCTCCCCACCAACGAAGAGGTAATCCGCATGTGCCACTCCAACCCTGATGACTGCAATACCAAGGAAGCCAAAGAAGCGTAATTTGAATATTGCTTTTTGTATTGGGGTATGATATAATGTGCTCAGTTAAAGAGATATGTTTGTCAGCGTGTTTGACAAAGAGTAACAAAGAGCAAAGCCCTTAACCGTAGTGCAAGTACAGTTAAGGGCTTTTTCTTATCTTTTATCGTGGCTAAGCACCCACTCGACTTGTGTTACTCATGTTAAAATTTCTCGTCAAGCCATTTGCAAATGTAATATGATATTACACCGCCGATTACGGAAATTATAAGAGATATGTTTAAATCTAACATGTTTGACTCACCTCCTCCCTGTTGCAGGAATTAGTGCAAGAGCAACGGATTCATATTACAGAATTTGGATTTTGATGTCAATATTTGGTGGTGATTCTGTGCCGAAAACGAAAACTCTAGTGCAGCTGTAGGGGAATAAATTTGAATATTGCTTTTTGAAGTGAGGTATGATAATATTAGACATAAGAAAAGCACCCACTCCAAAAGTGGATGCTCCCGAAAGGTTTTTAGTGTCTTGCTAGACACCGCCTATCCTGTGGGCGAGACAGGATAGGCATTTTTATTTTCGCTTGTTCTTCCTATCGAGATAGGCAAGCAATGCAACAATCAAACTACCAAAGGATATCAGCAAGCCGATAATCCCTATGAATATCAATATGATATCCGCAGTCGTCATGAGCACCACCTCCCTTCCTATGTATTCCGTTAAACGGTTTCATCGGCTCGGGAGGCTACCACCCTGTCATGGGTACTTTTCCATAGGGGTGATTGTACCACAGCGTATTGCATATTGTCAATATATGGGAAAATGTTACCATCCCATTAATAATTTCTAAAATTTCAACATATTTTCACTAATATTTCAAACAGTTCAATCCGATAATTATTATAAATGTAACTTTTATTAATAATATAGAGTCACATGGAAAATTATAAAAGCTCGGAGGATTAATTATGTTTGGACATGGGAAAAGTAAAAAGAAATGGATTGTCGCTGGCATTGGTGCTTTTTGTGTGATAGGAATTTTGGCTAGTAACAGTTCTGATGATGAAATCAGGGAGGAACTTGAAGTTGCTAGTGCGGTTGAAACTGAAACTGCCGAATCAACCGAAATTTTTAGCACTGTCGAGGAAACCGAGACTGTGAATTTAAGTACAGAGGAATATACAACCGAATCAGAACATGAAAGCACTGAAGAAAATACAATCGAATCAGAACATGAAAACACCGAAGAAAATACAACCGAATCAGAAACAACCCTAAAAAACAATGTACAAAAGCAATCGTCATCATTGGCTTCTAAACTTGATAACTCCACTCCGACATCCGTTACAGAATCTTCAGCAATAGAGCAACCTTCTATTGCTCAATCCGATACAGTCCCTGCTGTAGAACAAGCTGTTAATACTCTTTCAGACAATACTTCCGTTGTAGAACAGCCTTCCAATAGTTCAGTAAGCAATTCTGGTGGTGAAAATAATTTTAATACATATAACAATGAAGAACAGCAAAACACTACTGCACAATATGTATTAAATACACATACAAAGAAAATCCACTTTCCAAGCTGTAGTTCTGTCAAGAAAATTTCACCTGAAAATTACAGCACATCAAATTCTAGCATTGATGAATTAACTGTTCTTGGATATACCACATGCGGTAATTGTTTTAAATAAATAAAAGCCCTTAACCATATTTCTCAGTTAAGGGCTTTTTATTATCAGATTCATTGTTATTACGTTGTATTGACAAAATATAAACTTAATCATATAATAGATTAATAAATACGAGGAGGTGTTTTTATGGCAAGTATAACCATGCGGATAGATGAAGATGTCAAAATTAAATCTCAGAATTTGCTGTCGGAGTTGGGAATGGATGTAACAACGTACCTTACATTAGCATTGAAACAGTTAATAAGGGAACAGGCACTACCATTCCAGCCTAGCGTTGCAAGCAAGAATAATCAAACGGATAGGAAAGAAGCTTATTTAAGGCTGGAACAGCTAAGAGTCAAAGGAACTGTTACAGACTATGATGCTGAATTAGCTTCATATAGGGATGAAAAATATGGCATATAAAATATTGGTTGACACAAATATACTATTGGATTATCTCTTGACAAGGGAACCATATTTCGATGATGCAAACAAAATTGTTCTTTCATGCACAATAGGCAATATAAAAGGCTGTATAGCCGTCAACTCCATCCCAAATATGTTTTATATTCTCAGAAAGGATTTCAATCCTGATAAAAGACGTGAAGCATTAATCAATCTATGTATGATATTTGAAGTTGTTGGTATTGACAAGACCAAGCTTTTAGCCTGTTTAGACAACAAAAGCTTTGACGACTTTGAGGATTGTCTACAGTCGGAATGTGCGAAAGAATTTGGCGCTGATTTTATAATAACCAGAAATGTAAAGGATTTTAAATTGTCCAACATCCCTGCAATCACCCCTGGTGAATTTCTGCAAATAATTAATTAAATGAAAAGCCGTCTGATGCTACCAACACCAGACGGCTTCATGATACTATAAACCAGTGGACAAGCCACCTATTACAATACCAACACACAATGTTATTGTACCATATCGTGGTTTGTTTACGCAATGTTTTTTTACGAAAGGAAAAATGATATGGCACTAACTAAATGTCCAGAATGTACACACGAGGTATCAGACAAGGCACTGGCGTGCCCACACTGCGGATACCCTATCACACAACGCACCGTGCGTAAGAAGAGCGTCAGGAGGAGGAAGAAACTGCCAAACGGCTATGGGTCTATCAAGAAACTCTCAGGGAAGCGCAGAAACCCTTACGCCGCCTATCCCCCGACAAAGGAATTTGACTTGGCTGGCACGCCTGTAACCGTACCAGCAATTGGTTACTACCCTGATTGGATGAAAGCCTTTCAGGCGCTCTCAGATTACAATAAAAAGCCTTATGATTTATCATCCAGGGATATCACATTCAAAGAGGTATACGAGGCGTATTTCAAAGCTAAATACGAAATCAACAAAAAAAAGACATATTCAAAGTCTGCTATAAGTTCAACCAAAGTAGCCTACAAAAATTGCAAGGTGCTACATGACAGGCCTTTTGCAGAACTGCGCAAGGCTGACCTGCAGGCGGTTATTGATGATTGTCCGCTAAAGCACGCAAGCCTGGAACATATCGCCTCTCTCTTCTGCCAAATGTACAAGTATGCACGCGAAAATGATATAGTGGAGCGAAATTATTCGGAATTTGTTAAGATTAACATTGCCGATGATGATGAAAGCGGCATACCTTTTACACAAGAGGAAATAAATATCCTATGGGCAAACAAGGATGATGTGGGTGTACAGATGATTCTGATTATGGTGTACAGCGGTTTCAGAATATCGGCTTTTAAGGATATCGAAATCAATCTTGACGAGCGTTACATAAAAGGCGGTGTTAAGACTGCTGCTGGGAAGAACAGGATTGTCCCGATCCACGACAGCATATATGGATTTGTTTCAAATTTCAGAGCCAATTATCCAGATTTTTCACCGTACAATTTTAGAAATAAGGTGTTCTACCCCACGTTGGAGCGTCTTGGCATTAGCACGGCAAGCGACGGTGTCACAAAGCACACCCCCCACGACACAAGACACACATTTTCTTGGCTGTGTGATAAATACAAAGTGGACGGAGTATCAAAGCACCTGCTTATGGGACACAAACTGTCGGGTGATGTTGAGACAACTGTATATGCGCACAGGACCTATAATGAACTGGTGGAAGCCATAGCACTTATAAAGGTCACCGAATGTGTCACTAATTTGTCACTAACTGAAAAATAA